TTAAAAGATTTAGATACAAATGAATTCGTAATAGATTTTGATACAACATATACTAAATTAAGCTGTGATGCTAGTGGAAGTTATTTTGATCTATACATGAATGGTTTAGAACCAGAAAGATATTATGCAATACTAATAAAAACAACAATTGGTAGTTCTACTTATATTTTTAATGATGACTACTATTTTAAAGTAACTAACGGTTAATGGCTACAGTAGATTTAACAAGACAGGAATTTAATAAAAATCAGTATACTCAAGTTATTAATACTGAATTTACTGAATTAGGACAACCTACAGGATCTCAAGAACCTGTTGAAACTATTTCTGTTGGGGAATTTTTTAATAATTATCAAGAAATATTTTTCCGTATACCTAAATTTGGAGAAACTAATTCCCATGAGTATCTTGTTAAAACTAGTGGTGAATATATAGATTTTACTACAAATGATGAAAACATTCAACCTTTAATTGATGAAATAACTCAATTAAGACAACAAAATTTAGAGTTAAATCAACAATTGATTGATTTACAATTACAAAGTGTACAAAATATAACAGGAAGTTTATAATGGCTGATATAGTTAACGTTCAACAAATAGATCCAACCTCTTTTGAGTTCCAAGAATACTCATTAGAGGATACGTCATTAATTTCTTCTTTAGATATTTCCTCAGAATTTAATTTTGATACTGATTATTTAGAATACTTTGTTTATGATCTTAATAATAATATTGTATTCCAAAATACTTCAGGATATCCTGATTTTACTATATTAGATAATCAAATTTCAATAGACCCAGAAAATAATTGATAGAACTGAAATAAGATTAAATTCTACTCAAATAGAAGCAGATGAGCGAATTTTACTTACTAATCAATTTATTGAAGAATTAAATAATCAAGAATTAGCATATCCTGATTTTTATCTTAATTTTGATAATAATCAGTTAGTTATTGCTAATAATATTCAATTAGATGGGGATACCATTTTAATTAAATTATATGAACCTTTACCTAATACTTTTTCTACTAAATCCGAATTATGGGTAGTTGAAAAAATTGCTTCTTCATTATCATATAATATTTCAATCACTCCTGTATTTGAAATTGGGGATGATAACATTGCATTAAAGGGACCTAATCTTAATATTGGGGTTAAAGATAATATAAATAACTCAACAGAATATAAAACATATTCTTCGTTATCTTCTACAACTGATTCTCAAGGATCAGGAAGTCTACAGTATCAATTGAATAGTATTTTAGCTGAAAAAGGAATTACTATTAATGTAGATTATAATAATTATTCTAATTTTATAAATTTTAGCTCTGCTCAAACGAGATTAGAAAATTTTTATTATAAGTTAAGTTTAATAGAAGAATATAACTTAAGTGCTAGTTATTCTGATATTAATAGTGGATCATATTATGTATCTTCAAGTAATAACATATTCCAATCAAAGATAGATGAAATAATCACCCAATTTGATGGATATGAACAATTTTTATATTTTGAATCAGGTTCAAAATCATGGCCTAAAACTAACTCAATCCCTCCATATACAAATGCACCAACTACTAACCCAGGAGTAGGATATAATTTTTTTGTTACTCAATCAATTTCAGCTTCAGCATATGATGCTGAAAATGATGATGCTTTAATTAATTCAATCCCTGAGTATTTAAGAGAAGATTCCAATAATGCTCAATATGAATTATTTATTGAAATGTTAGGACAACAATTTGATAATATTTATTTATATATTCAAAGTGTAACGGATAAGTTTGATGCTGATAATAGGTTAAATTATGGTATTTCAAAAGATTTAGTAGCAGACGCTATTAGAGATTTAGGAGTTAAAATATATCAAAATAATTTTAGTGTTGATGACTTATATATAGGCTTACTAGGAATTGACCCATCAGGAAGTTTATTAGGACTCCCTGGTACTACAGGTTCATTACCTACACCAACCGGATTTGAATACATTGATACTTATGTAACTGCGTCTAATACGGGTTCATTATATCCAACAGCGGATATTAATAAATCAATTTACAAGCGCATATACCACAACTTACCCTATTTACTTAAGAAAAAAGGTACGGTTGAAGGTTTACGTACTTTAATTAACATTTATGGTATTCCTGATACAATTTTACGTATTAGTGAGTTTGGGGGTAAGGATAAAATTAATGTAAACGATTGGGATTATTGGCAAAATGTTTATAATTATAAATTTGATACTGGAGTTAATGGTACAATAGATACTGACTGGAACTTAAACCCAAATTGGGGTTCTAGAGATAATATCCCACACAGTGTTCAATTTAGATTTAAATCACAAAAATTAACATCTAGTAACTTATTAAGATCACAATCTATTTGGAGTTTAGATAATGGAGATCAAGTTAGATTAGTATTAGAATCTCCTGGAGATATAACATCTGGTTCATATAGTGGATCTATTGCTGATCCTCAAAGAGAATATGCTTATTTAAAATTATTTCCCAACTACCAAGCAGAACCTGGAGTATCAGCTAGTTTATATTTACCTTTTAGAGATGGAGATTGGTGGTCAGTAATGGTAACTCAAAAACCACAACAAGAAGTTTTTGAATTATATGCTGCTAATAAAATATATAACGGTAAAGACGGATATGAAATAGGATTTACATCAACTTCCTCCGTAACAGCAAGTGATGGATCTCAATGGAATAATGGTTCCACATCACATTTCCCCACTGACACTTCAATTTCAGGATATGATAATTTAACAGGTTCATATCAAGAAATTAGATATTTTGTTGAAAATTTAACATACCCTATATTTAAGGATTATGCAATGAATCCTAATTCTATTGAAGGGTTAACTCCATCTAGTTCCGATGATCAACTAGCATTTAGGGCTTCATTAGGAGGAGAATTATATACTGGATCCGTATCTATACATCCAAAAATTACAGGATCAGAAATTATTAATTCGTTTGCTTCTGATAGTAATTTTACTATCAATAATGGATCATTTACCTCCAATAAAGAAGTATTTTTCTATGATCAAGTTCCGGTAGGTATTAGAAATAGAAACACAAATAAATTAAAACAAGTAAGTACTGTTTTACCACCTACAAGTGGTTCATTTGAAAACATACCTATATCCTCATCTTTATCACCATTTATAAGTGTTCAACAAAATTCTTATGTAAGTGAAAGCTACACAGCAGATGTTGATTATGTAGAAATAGCGTTTTCCCCACAAAATGAAATCAATGATGATATTATTTCATCCTTAGGGTATTTTAATATTGGAGAATATATAGGTGATCCTAGACAAATATCATCATCCGCCGAATCATATCCTGATTTAGATGTATTAAGAGATGAATATTTTTCAAAATATAAATCAAATTATAATTTATGGGATTATATAAGATTAATTAAATATCTTGATAATTCATTATTTAAAATGTTAAAAGATTTTATTCCTGCTAGATCATCTTTAGCATCAGGAGTAGTAATCAAACAACATTTATTAGAAAGAAATAAATACCCAACCCCACAATTAGATACACATACAACAACTTCGTATCAATTCCAAAATGATCCATTTGTATTTCAAAATTTAGAGATAACAGGTTCTTCTATTATCACAAATACAGTTACTGGATCAAATGGAGGTACAATGCCTGAATTAAACGGACAAATTTCAGGTAGTGGTCCAGGATTTAACATTTCCCCCATTACTCAAAGTTGGGATGGTACTTTAGATACTGTAACAGGTCCTGTAGTATACACATCTTCAACACAACATGAATTTTTTGATGGTGAGTTAAGTGGTTCTGATTTTGTAGTAACTAATGGAGAATTAAACCCAGGTTGTGATGATTTAAAAGAAGCACCTACTACAGTAATTAATTATTCCGCTAGTTTTGTAATAAATGAATTATCAACTGATTTTTTAGTTCGTTCAACATCACCACCTTCCGGAGAAATATATTTATTTTATGATTCAAGTTCAATAATTTAATGGCAACAACTCAAGACATAACACAAGGAATTAAAGTTATCAAGATTAATAAAACTGATCTTGAGGGAAATAATAATACTTTAAGTTTACAAGAATTAGAAACATTAAGATTAAAATTAGATGGTTTAGGAGTAGTTGAATTTAAAATTATTTCCATTAGTGAGGCTGTAGATTATTATACTTTATTTGTAGAACCTAATGATATTTTTGAATCTAAAGTAGTAGGTTCATTTTTAAACCTAAATTCTACAGTAGAGTCTACCCCTGTAAATGGTATATTTACTTTAACCCCCGGAGCTGCTGTTACTTTTGATGGTTATGCTATTGGATCTACAGTAGAAAGTAGTATAGATTCTACAACAGGGCAAATTGCTCCTTACTACCCAGCAACTTGTACAGTCCAAGTAGATTATATAGTATCCCAAAGTTCAGCAGGAGATCAAAACCCATTAATCCCCTATATAAGTGGTTCATTTGGAAAAGTATTTGGAGAAGATATTAATTTTGAAGGTGTTAGTACATTTGAAACTCATTCAAGATATTTCACAGTCAATCCTTCATTAACAACAATACCAACAGATACTAATAAAGATTTAGCAATTGAAACATTCACCCCTGCTCTATCTGCTAGTAGCGCCAATAGTATTATTTATGCTTTATCAACCCAAACAAAAGTTTATATAAGCCAATCGGAATTTACTATAGATAATAATATTATTCCTGATGCTACTTTAGATACTAAAGATGATACTACTAGAACGTTAGCAGCAGGGTCGTCAAGAAATATATCTACTTGGGATGTAGGACAATATTATGATTTTCCTGGAGTAAATACTTTAGGTCCTTTATTTGTAGATTGTTCCTTTGAAGCAGCCACAGATGGATCTGGGGGTATAGGAGGAAATGGGATATTAAAAATAGATTTAGTTTCTAGTGAACGAGGAATTATTGCTACAACTTCATCATTACAAGGAAGTAGTATGCCCCCATTATCATATATTACAACTACTTTATCTCAAAGTTTTTATCCTGTAAATCACGATGAACAATTTTATATACAAGTATCAAACACGGCTACAGGAGTTGATAATATTAGTTATAGAAGTGGTAGTTGGGAAATTAGTCAATTTATTTCACAAAATACTGAAAAAACATTAAATGTATTTTCTCCTTTTACAACTGAAGGTAATTTTAATATTAGTGATTGTAATCCATTAATTAATAATGCTATTAATGATCGTGTAAATGAATTTTATATGGATGTTGATTATAGTTCCAATGCTATAATTGCTGTAAATGCTGATACTATTTTAAATAATAGTGCAACAAGAGCAAAAGTTCAATATTCAAATTACACCTCAGAACGTGTTACTAGACCTAGATATGAAGGTAGTAAAAATACATCCCCCGATTTGAATGAATTAAGTGGTAGTCAATTACCTGCTATTGAACAAACAACTGGGTTTTTCTTATATAATAGAGGAGGTAATTTTAACCAAGTTTCTGATAGATCAGGTAGTGCACATTATAATATTGGGTTTTTAATTGATGATTTAGGTAATACTTATGAACCTCAAGAATCAGAATCAGCTTATCTTCCTAATCTACTCTCAGGATTTGGAAGAGGATCTAAAGTAACATTCGCCCCAACAGATACAGGATCTCAAACAGCTGGTACGTTTGATGTACATTATCCTGCTACTAAAATTAAACCAATTTTATATTCTGATACGGGTTCTTTAGGAAATAATTTTTTAGTATCTGGAACTATAGCAGGAGGTAATTTAAGTTTATTTCAAAGTCCTAGTGCTTTTGTAGATTTTAATAGTGAAGCTAAATTAACAAGTAATCAAGTATTTACAGGAAATACAAATGATGATATATTATTTACAAATGTAACTCTAGACCAAGAAGATGGATGGGGATATAATGATTCAGGAGATTGGAGTTACACAGTACAAAAATCTTCAAATGTTAGCGGAAGATTTGACATCGATATTGTTGTAGACCCCGGTACACCATCTACACCTTATAATGATATAGCACTTCAACTATATAGAAATGGAGTTTTAATCGCTCAAGATACGGAAACTAATGTAAGTACTCTCAAAACATTATCTATATATAAATCTTTAAGATTTACAAAAGGGGATAATTATGTTCTAAAATTTGATAATTCAGGCACTAATACTTCTACTATAGTAGCAACCCCTTTATCTGGTAACACATTAGTAACAACGGCAGCTGAAAAATCTAATTATCCTGCTGCTAATAGTAGTGTTAGTATACCTTATGCAAATTCTTTCACAACGGGGACTACAATTTCAACAATATTGACCGCTTCTCAAGATATAGCAAAATGGTATGGAGGGGATTATATTCAAGGAAATAACATTCCTGGATATTCATTTAATATTCCTTATGTATTTGAACAATATGATGAAATTAGATGGAATGGAACTGAAGAATTTGTTTCTTTAATCGACCACGTAGAATGGTCTAACACACCTTCTATATCGGGAGATCAATATGAAATGTATATTTATTTAACGGCACCTATAGATACTTCTATAATTGATTTAGATTATTATGAATTTAGAAGAAATGTATTTCAAAAAGATGCTATTATAATAAACACTCCTGGACCTGTAATGGAAAAAGGATTTATATTACCTGAATACCAAACCCCATTACTTAAAGAAAATCTTTCAAATATAATACAAGACCTTACAGATAAAGGGTTAGTTTAACATAAAAAATTAAAAATTAATATATTTATAACATATAATACTTAAAAACAAATGGGATATTTAAATAATTCAGTAGTTACAGTTGACGCTATTTTAACTACAAAAGGTAGAGAACTCTTAGCTAGAGGTGATGGTTCTTTTTCTATTACACAATTTGCTCTAGCAGATGATGAAATAGATTATACTTTATATAATCCAAATCATCCCTCAGGTTCTGCCTTTTATGGTGAAGCATTACAAAATATGCCTTTACTTGAAGCTTTCCCTCAGGAAACTCAAGTAATGAAATATAAATTAACTACGCTACCACGTGGTACTGCTAAAATGCCTATCTTAGATTTAGGTACTAGCCAAATCACCCTTAAACAAGGTGCTTCATTAGCAATTACACCTCAAACATTAAATTATGCTGGTGGAGATACATTTGAATCATCAGGATATACAGCAACAATTTCAGATGTTAGATTATTTTCTACATTTGAAGGTGTAGGCATAGATACTCCTGAAGTAACAGCATTAAATCAATCAACAACAATTGGTACTAGTGTATCTAAAACAGTTGTTGGTACAACAATTAATTTAAGAGCAACAACAGTTAATACTTTGTTTGGTACTAATAGTGTATTAAGAGCAACGCTTACTGTAGTAGGTAGAGATAGTGGAGCTAGATTAACAATTCCTGTACAAATAAATAAAGTATAATAAATAAAAAATTATGTCATTCAATAGATTAGAAGCAGACGATTTTGTAGTATCAGCAGATAGTATTTCAGCTACATTATTTTCAGGAGGTGAACCAACATTAACAACATTTTTCACCTCTTCAACACAAGAAGCTGGTTCCTCAGGAAATTATTACTTAAACGTATATCAAACAGCATCTACATTAGATACTGCTGCTGTTCAATTTGCCCTTACTTATGGTAATAGTGATGGTAGTGGTAGTTTAGTATATAACCTTGCCGTAGATGGAAAATCTCCTACTTCTACAATTTATGGCCAATACCAAAATTTAGTATTAGGAGATGAAAATACAGATTTTGTATTTGGTAATATTACTTCTTCTGAATTTTTTGCTATTTCTGTTGATAGAGCAAGATATAAAGAAAAATTATTTTTAGAATCATTAGAATTACAAATCTCAGGATCCGATAGAATATTATCTTTAACTGATAATAGTGCTTATGTAACTTCAGTTCAATTTAATGAAGCAGGTAGAGTATTTCAATTAATATCAGGATCTCGTGGTGTTAAAAATACTTCTATAAATGCTGATGGTTATACAGACACATCTGGGTCTTATGGGTGGTTATTACCTGATATTGGTACTATTTTATTAAACCCTCATGCATTAGCAACAACAACTGCTGATGGTGGAGCTGGATTTGAATATAGTGGTTCTAATAGTGGTAGTGCGGCTCCAACAACAACACCAATGGCTGCATTGTATCAAGCAATTAGTGGATCCGAAACATTTAGATTAAATTCAGAAGAAACTATTACCTCGGATTTTGTATTTGTAAGACCTAGAAGTTCAGAATTTAACTATTCAGAAAATCCTTCATTCATATCAGGTTCAACTGGTGAAGTAATATATTCTGATTTTATTAATAACCCACAAGTATATGTTACAACAGTAGGTTTATATAATGATGCTAATGAGTTAGTAGCTGTAGCAAAATTATCAAGACCATTATTGAAAGACTTTACTAAAGAAGCTTTAGTTAGGGTTAAATTAGACTTTTAAAATGAATGAGCGCATTCAAACAATTTTTAGCATCCGATGTAATTGTAACCCCATTTGAGGTTAATAAAGCTTTTTCTTTTAAAGGAGGGGATGCTTTAACTGGCTCTGATGTCTCTATTGATAGATTTTTAGGAAAAAATATTGAATCTGAAATTTTTATTTCTGGTTCAAATCCTTCAACAGGATATATATCTAAACAAGATCAAGAATTAGTATATAATTCAATTAAAGAACTATATTATTCTAATTATTTAAGTTCATCATTTGGTGATATAGTAAACACAGCCTCTCTTGTTCCGGGTGCTGATGAAGAAGGAGATAGATTAATAGGTCCTCCTCAATCTACTGGTAGGTATTTTAATTATGAACAAACTGATTTAAGATATACTAAATATTTCCCAACAGGTTCAAATAATACAATTGGTGTAATTTCAATTCCTTCAAGATTATTTGGTGATTATATTCAACCAAATTCATTTATATTTAATAGCCCAAGTGCTAGTTTAACAGATGATGGTGAAGGTAATATTTTAAATAATAATCAAATTGTAGGAAATATATTTTATTCTCATGGAATTATTACTTTAACTAGTGATGGCATCCCAGGAAATGATGGTTATGGAGCTGGAAGGTATGGTGAAGCATTATATGGTTTAGGAGATACTCAATTCATAAATGATGCTATTAATTCATCTAATGTAACTTGTTCCTTTTCTTCATCTTACGATATTTACGAAACACAATATAAATGTACAATTAGGGAAAGCGAATTTAATTTTAGTTTAAATCCTTCTTTAATAATTAATAATACAACAGGATCAGCTTTAGGATTTGTAACTGAATCTTACTTTAGTCCTTTTATTACAACTGTAGGATTATATAATGAAGATCAAGAACTTTTAGCGGTAGGTAAATTATCTCAACCTTTACCTTCATCGCCTACAACAGATACAACAATACTTATAAATATAGATAGATAATTATGGCTAATTTAGATAAATCAAATGTAGTAAACGGAAATATCATTTCAGCAAGTGATATTACTGCCTTATATGATACATTTACCGGTGATAATACCGCAAATAATATTGATATTTTAGGTTCAAATAACAATTTTGCTGGGACATCTTCTAAAGCAGATAATTTAAGATATACAAACGGATCATCAAATCATGAATACCCAGTAGTCTTTGTAACAGGTTCTGCTCAATATAAAACAGCATATGTAGATAGTAATGATAAAATTACTTACAATCCTTCTACAAATTTGCTTACTGTTACTGCCTCATTAGCAAATACAGGATCCAGAGCAGTATCTTCAGAAACAGCGGATAATTTAGCTAATTTTGGAATTATAGATGCAACTGGCAATCCGGTTACTCTAAACCTCCCTCGCCCAATAGCAGCAACTATAACTTTTTCAGGAGGTTCAGGTAGTGTAGATTTATCATCAATTGTTCCCCCTATAGGTACTGCAGCTTCCCAATTAGGTACAGATATTTTTATTCATGGTCAAACATTAGTAACCCCTACTCAAATAAATACAGCTGATACTTTAGAAATTAACTACACCATACCTTCTACTTTTTCAGTAACTTCAAGTAATAATGCAGCTTTTGGAGCTATTTTAACAGGTTGGACAACAGCCTAAATTTAAACAATTATGTGGTTATATAAAAACGAAGAGATTACCTCTTTGGAGGATTTCCCTCCTAACACTCATGGTTTTATTTATAGAGTTTTACACGAACCTACAGGTAAAGCATATATTGGGAAAAAAGTATTACAATTTAATCGTAAAGCTAAATTAACCAAAAAAGATTTAGCATTGTATGAAGGTCAACCTGGTCGTAAACCCTCATATAAACGTATTACTAAAGAATCCGATTGGAAAACATATTATGGCTCAAACAAAGCATTACTTGAGTTATTAGAAACAGAACCAAAGGAAAATTTCAAACGTACTATTATTGCTTTAGCCGATAATAAAAAACACCTTACTTATCTAGAAACAAAATATCTTTTTGTTTATGAGGTTTTAGAAAAACCCGAAGAATTCTTTAACGATAACATTTTAGGAAAGTTCTTTACACGAGACTTGGATATCAATCTATAGTTTCGTATATTCCTGTCTATGGTAAATCAATCTCTAGTAGCACTGACTAATTCTGTGCTTGGTTCTGGGAAATCAACCGCAAGAGGCAACAAAGCATATCGTTGTCCTTATTGCAACCACCATAAACCAAAATTAGAAATTAATTTTACTGAAAATAAAAAAGGTGATAATCCCTGGCATTGTTGGGTTTGTGATAAAAAAGGTAAAAAGTTATACCAAGTATTTAAACAAGTAGAGGCATCACCTGAAAAAATGGCTGAATTAAGAGCCATTGTAAAATATGTTGGACCCGAAACATCAGTTCAAGTATCCGAAGCTGTTAAACTACCTAAAGAATATAAAACATTTGAAAACCTTAAAACATCTGATGTTGAAGGTAGACAAGCATTACATTACTTAAAAACTAGAGGATTAACTAAAGATGATATTTTAAAATATAATATCGGGTATTGTACTTCAGGTAGATATAGAAATATGGTTATTATTCCTTCTTACGATTCTAATGGAACATTAAATTATTTTACAGGACGTTCATTTGAAAAAGAACCATACGTTAAATATCGTAATCCCGAAACATCACGTGATATTGTACCGTTTGAGTTGTTTATAAATTGGAATATACCCATTATATTATGCGAAGGACCATTTGATGCCATAGCTATTAAACGTAATGTAATTCCATTATTAGGCAAAAATATACAATCAAATTTAATGAAAAAAATAGTTACATCGGCTGTTGAAAAAATATATATTGCTTTAGATAAAGATGCTCAAAAACAAGCATTAAATTTCTGTGAGCGATTAATGAATGAAGGTAAAGAAGTATATTTAGTTAATATGCAAGATAAAGACCCGAGTGAAATGGGTTTTGAAAATTTCACAAAATTAATTCAAGAAACATATCCCTTAACATTGTCGGATCTCTTGAAGAAAAAATTATTTTTATGAGTAAGCGAAACATTAAACGTTCTTACAATCGAATCTTAGAAATATCTGAAGATTCACAACAAATTACAATGCCCGATTCTCGTTACTACAGACGTAATGGAGAATATTATCCGTCAATTACTTATGTTTTAGGATCATACCCAAAAGGTAAATTTTTTGAAGATTGGTTGAAAAAAGTAGGATATGCTTCCGAACATATTGTACGTAAAGCAGCTGATCAAGGTACTCAAGTACACGAAATGTGTGAAGATTATCTAAATGGTAAAGAATTAACATTTTTATCAACTACTGGTAATCCTAAATATGATCCATTAGTATGGCAAATGTTTTTACGTTTTGTAGATTTTTGGGAAGAATATAACCCAACATTAATTGAAACCGAAGTACATTTATTCTCAGATGAATTAAAAGTAGCAGGTACTTGTGATATGGTCTGTGAAATAGAAATTGATGGTAAAACAGAACTTTGGATTATTGATTTTAAAACCTCAAACCATCTCCAGACAACATATGATCTTCAAACAGCAGTTTATGGTAAATGTTATGAAGAATGTTATGGTAAAAAAGCAGACCGTTATGGTGTTTTATGGTTAAAATCAAGCAAACGTAAGGCAGCGGCAGGTAAGATTCAAGGTAAAAATTGGGAAATGTATGAATCAAAACGTACACAAGAAGAAAATCTTGAAATCTTTAAAACTGTTAAAAAATTATTTGATTTAGAAAATCCAAAACATTCACCTATTTTTACTGAATTTAAAACGCAAGTAAAAAGAAAATTGTAATATTTATTACAAAACGCGTTAAATGATTTCATTGGTACAACTTTTAAATGAAGTAGACAATTCACCTAAAGCTATTATATTAGCGGGAGCCCCAGGAGCAGGTAAAGGATATGTGTTAAAAGGATTAGATTTAAATGGTTTAAAAATAATGAATATTGATAATTCATTTATTAATAAACTTAAACAAGCTAATGTATCTTTAGATCTTAAAAACGCAACACCTGAAGAAAGAAGTAAACAAGCTGTAGCAATGGCTGCTGCTAATAAAGAATTTAAAGGTGAATTACAAAACGTAATTGATGGTAAACAATCATTTGTATTAGATGGTACAGCGGCTTCATATAATAAAACAGCTGAATTAAAACAACAACTAGAAGAAGCCGGATATAAAGTAATGATGCTTTATGTTTACACTGATTTACAACGTTCATTAAGTCAAAACCAAGATAGATATACAAAATCAGGAGGTGAAGATAGAAGTTTAGCACCTGCTATTGTAATGCGTACTTGGAAAGGTGTAACTGAAAATTTACCTAAATATGCTGATTTGTTTGGTAATAATTTTGTTGCTGTAGCTAATACATTAGATGATAGAATGCAAGATATAGATAAAATTATAGATAAATATCTTAAACCATTTACCCCTAAAAACACAAAACCTAAAACCCCAGCTCAACAGAAAAAATCAGATGAGCGAAATGCACAAGATAAAAAAGAAATTCAAGCTATGCTAAGTGATGATTTTGTATATGATGTGATTGAATATACAATGTCTAAGGAAGAAGCCCAAATGCGCATTCAGAAATTTTTACGTTCATGAGTTTAGTTAATGAATTAATTAAAGAGCTTATAGATGATAAGCAAGTAACTGCTGTCTACGGAGGGGGATTTAAACCTCCTATTCAAGGTCATTT